CGTCCGGCCCCAGCGGCGGCATGGGCTCCAGGGCGAGCAGCCAGGGCAGCGCCGCAGATCAGAGCGCGGCCCAGGGCAATCCCTTTCTTCCCGGCGGCAGTGTCACGGCCAGGATTGCGCTGAAGCGCGAAAATCCAGACTTGGCTGCTAGGCTTAGGGCCGAAGCGGAGGCGCCCGAAGCGTCCCGCCGCCAAGGGTAGGCTGCGCCGCGCCCTGGGCACAGGGCGTAACCGCTGCGCGGTTGTGTCAATCCCAACGCGCCTCAATCCTTACCTCCAATGGCCTCCCAAAACCTCGGAGGCACATTCGCTGGCGACGTTGCGAGCCTTACGCGGCTTGCGACGTCCGGCGAATTTGCCGAATACCTTCAGGAGCAGATTTTTCTGAAGTCCCGGCTCATCAACTCTGGCTTTGTCGCCAGAAGCGATCAGCTCCTATCTTCCACAACCGGCGTTCGCGTCGAGGCACCCTTTTTCCGCCCTCTCGACCCGATTGAGGAGAGGATGACTTCCGCAAATGACTGGGGGCAAAGTGGGGAGGGCCACGTTACCTACCAGAAGATCACTGCTGGAACCCAGTACGCCACCATCACGCACCGGATCTTCGCTTACGCGATAGACAAGCTCTCCAAGCTGGCCACTGGCGAAGACCCGTTGAGGGTGCTTGGCGAGCAGCTTCAGCCGGCGATGGACAAATTGATGACGGGCAAGTGCATCGCCCACCTGGAGGGCCTGCTTGGCACGGGCGGCCCGCTGAATGCCACGAGCAGCCTCAACAAGTCCGTCACGACCGGCTCGACTATTGCTAATTGGCTGACCGCCGAAAACGTGATCGAAGCCCGCTACAAGCTGGGCGAACGGCAGTCGGAGCTTACGACCCTGTTCATTCCCTCTCCCGTTCAGGCTTACCTGGAGCAGCTTGGCTTCCTCACATACGAGGGTGATCGTCGCGGCGTCAACGCACGCCTGCTGATTGGCAACGCCTACAACCTCAACGTTGTGGTGGACGACCAGCTTCCCGTTATCGGCGCCACGGGCCAACAGCGGCAATTTGTCTGCTACCTGGGCGGCGCTGGCGCCGTTCTGGAGGGAGAGCAGATTCCCCTGGAAATCGAATACGACCGCAATGCGCCATCCAAGCAGGATGGCCTCATTGTTGACTATCACCACGCCTACCACGTCCCTGGCACAACCTGGGCGGCCAACTACGACAACCCGCTAAACGCCCAACTCGCCACCGGCGCCAGTTTTGGGCTCGCCTACAACGAGCCTCGGCTGATCCCGCTGGTGCGCCTTGTGGTCAACTCACCCTATGGCGGAGTGATCTGATCGGCTGGCGGCTGCTGGATCAAGGGGGCTCAGGCCCCCTTTTTCGTGGGCCGGTCAGGCTCCACTGGGCGGAAACCCTGAGCACAGCCCATGGCCGAGTCCAACAGCTACAAGTCGCGCAAGGGCGAGTTTGAGCTTCTGGCTGGCGTAACCGTCGCCAATCTGCCAAGTTCGCCGGCCGTGGGCATGATCCGCCGGGTTACCAACGCCAGCTCTCCGGCCGTCGGCTCGGCCGTGGCGGGCGGCGGATCTGCTGCCGCGCTCGTCTGGTACAACGGCTCCGCCTGGCGCGTCATCGGGGTCTGAGCGTGAGCAACCCGCTCTGGTGGCCCTGGCACCGCCTGGCAGAGCCCTACTCTTACTCGGCCATCAGCGACGAGCAGGTGTGCAACTGCACCCCTCCCGAGCTGATCGAGGTGGCCGATGCCGACGCCTACATGGCGGCCACGCTCAAGGCGGAGCGCTGGGCGGCGCTGAACGCGACGCAAAAGGGGCAAGCGCTCAAGTCTGCCCAGGATGCGTTGCGCACATTGCGCTGGTGTACTGACGAAGAAACACGCTGCGGCAAAGAGCTTGCTCCAAACTACGTCGCCGCCGCGTCCGAACTTGCGCTAGTGCTTTACGATAATGCCACGGCGGTCCTGGGGGCGGCAAGCCAGCTTCCGGCGCCAGTTGTTAAACGGCAGGAATTTGATGTATTCAGAGAAGAATACTTTGATCCCGCCGCGATTGCCGTCCAGGCGCTACCGCGAGACAAGCGCGTAGGTAGTCACTCCCCAACCGTTCTGCGTCTTTACCCTTGGCTGCTCGACTTGATTGGCTGCTGGATTGATTGCGGCAACAATTCCAGCCTTGTCCCTATTTTGCGAGGGTAAATGAACGCCGCACAAGACGCCTGGGCAATGCCGCTGGCCAAGCGGCTGATAACCAAATACACGACGCAAGCGCTTATCTACGTTTCGGTGGCGAATGGCGCATACGACGAATTAACCGGACAAATTGCAAATACGGAAACTGCCTACCCCGCCGCCGGAGCCGTCGTCCGATCGCAAAAAGCAGAGCGCGACCGGACCCAGCAGGGCCACGGCGTCACGGCCTGGATAAGCCACGAAATTGTGCCATGGCCCATCAGCTCAAATGACTATTTGGGCTACCTCGGCAAAAGATGGAAGGTCGCCAAGATCGAGAGCTACGGCAGCGGCGGTGACGGCTTGATGATTGGCCCGATTTACTTGACAACCGTAGACGGCAAGATGTTAACGACACTTGACGGGAAGCCCTTTATCGTACAAGGCCCCGAGGGCGGCGGCCCGGCTTTTACAATGTACGCCAGTAAAGTCATGGCCAGGGCGGAGTAATGGCAAGACGCGCAAACAGGAAAAGCAGCAAAAGCTCTGACATTTCCCGAATGTCCGACGACATTGCCAATGCCACAATCAGTGCTTTGCGTGAAGCCGCAAAGGAAGTTCTTAACGACCTTGCGGAGATTGGCCCAAACTGGAGTGGTGATTTTAGGGAAAATTGGTACGTTGAAACACCAGAAGGCCGGCGAGGAGTGAAGCCCACTGGCGAAGGTGGCAGGTACAACCTATTCAATATACCACTGCTCAAAACCCAGGGCCGCGATAAAAGGGGGCGGTTTACGTCTGGCGCTATTCCTCAAAACATCGGAAAACTTGAATTGCTTATCGGAAACTCGTCTCCGTATGCGCAAGAGGCGATGGACTTAATTCCGGGGACTTTTGTTTATCCCGGATTCGAGCCAGCCGGCAGGGAGCAGCCAAGGGGCGAGCGCCAGGGCGGCATCAGAGGCGATCTCCGGGGCCGGGGAGGCAATCGCTCTACTGCGCCACTGCACTGGTACTCTACCTACATGGAGGGCGGCGGTTTTAGCGCTGCCATCAAGAAAGGCGCCAAAGCTGGATTCATCACACCCATCAACCGCCCGCGATGATTGACCTGCAACGAATTCGAGGTATTTATGAGCGCATTGCCATCGACGCGGCCGGGCTTGTCCCAGTTTGCGTTGAGAATCAAGCGGCAGTAGATTTTAGCGCTGTCAGCGAATACTGCTGCTTCTATGTTAATTTTGGACGTATGCAAGAAGGCGTCATCGGCGCTCGCCCGCAGTGGCACACAAGAGGATCGCTTGTATGCGAAATTTACACACGCAAAAACATAGGCCCAGGGAGAGGGCTGCAGATTGCTTCGCCGATCATTGAGGCGCTTATGGCATTGAATGACACGGTTCCGCCGATCGAACAGCAAATCATTGCCCGAGTTGGCACCCTGGCAGGCCCCGCCCAGGCCCAGCTCCAAGACCGCCCGCATCACTTCACGCGGTTCTCGATGCCCTTCCACGCCCGCGGCCGGCCCTGATTGGCGGGCCGGGCGGGGTTTGCCCTACACTGGGCAGCAAACCCCGTGGCCGGCCGTGGGCCGGGATCTCGATGCCTGCTTCGACCTGCAGCAAGCAAGTTTTGACGGGCCAGGACGGCATGATTGCGATGAAGCCGCCTGGCACGCTTGCCTGCTTGCTTGACTTCACCGATTTTCCGGTGCCGGTTTCGCCGGCCACCTTTTCTCTGCTCAAGATCCCGGAAAACTCCGATTTCCGGGTAAGCGATCCTGTCACTTTCACGAAAAAGGGGACGGCCGATCTTGACTCGGCCTTGACCGAGGGGACCGTCTATTACATCAAAACTCGCCCCTCCGCCGGCACCGCAACAATTTCCGCCACGATTGGCGGCAATGCGATTGCATTTGCCGGCAGCGGCGGGGTGTCGAACGCCGATACTCCTGGCGAAGGAAATCATATCGAGATGTCGTTTGCAAGCGCACACGCGATGTGCGACGTGCCAAGCGTCACGCTCACGATTACTCGCGGGCAGATCGATACGACAGCGATTCCCTGCAAGCCTTCTGCCACCGCCGGTGGCCCTAAGTTGGCCAAGTTCAGGCGCAGGCAGCCTGGCTTCGCTGACGGGAGCGGCACCCTGACCCTCCGTCTTAACGAAGACACGGCGGGGTTTGGCAATAGGATTATCCAGGGATCGCTGTTTAATGATCAAGGCGGCTGCGTTCTGAAGGCGTACTTCAGCGCTATCGCCGCCACTGGC